TCCTCCGTCCAGCGGGTTTGTATAATGACGATTGTCCCGGTGGCATCCATGAGACGTGTTCGCAGCACCTGCAGCCACCACTGCCAGAGTTTTTCTCGCACCAGGATGCTATCGGCCTCGACGCGATCCTTGATTGGATCGTCCAGCAGGATGCAGTGAGCGCCGCGTCCGGTGATTGAAGACCCGCGACCGACTGCGAAGACGACACCGCCGCGCGTGGTCTCCACTCGGTTGACTGCAGAGGCACCAACTTTGATTTCAACATCGGGAAACACCTGCGCGTACTGCGGCGTCAGCATGATGTCGCGCACGCGCCGGCCGAGATCCCAGGAATAATGCTCGTTGTAGGTCGCGACGATGATCGATCGATCGGGGTGGCGGCCGACGTACCAGGCCGGGAACATCGCAGAGGCGAGTGTCGTTTTGCCAAAGCGAGGCCCGACGTTGATCATCAGCCGCCGATAGTCGCCGCGTTCCACCTCCTCCAACGCAGCACCAATGACGCGGTGGAAACGCTGCGGCTGGTAGAGTGAATGATCGGGGTCGTCATCGAAGTTCGGGTTCGGCATCATCAGCTGCGTGAAGGCAATGAGATCCTCGCGCGCGGCCAGGATCGCTCGCTTGCGTTTCAGCAGCTGCAGCAGATGCCGATCGTCAGTCATCGGCGCCGCCAGGTGGAAACTTGGTGACGTGCATCGGCACGTCGGGCAGCGTCTTGATCTTGGCCCTGGGCGCCGACGTCTCTCCGTACAGCTCCGGCGGCCCCGCCTGGGGACCAGCCACCGGCGAGGTGTGATGCGTGTAATTGTCCTGGGTCTTGGACACCGGCGGCGGTTTTGCCGTCCGCAGCGGCTTGACGGCGATCGGCGGCGGTGGTCGGGAGATCTTTGCCATGTGGTCCTCCTTGCTAAGAAAAACTGCCAACAAAAAACCCGCCTGGAGGGCGGGTTGTTTTGGCGGGGATGGTGAAGGTTCGAGGTCTTGTCATTTGCTCCTCTGATCGCTATTCCTGGTCTCGACACCGCAGAACGAGTCCGAGTGCCAGCAGCGTTAATCGCCGCCGTGGGAAGGGCGACACTTAGTCTGCGGTGTCTTTTTCCTTCTCCTTCAGTGCCGGCAGCGTCATCGCGGTCCCCAGGCCGAGATAGCCCATCTTTGACGCCGAGCCCTTGAGCGGCCGGGTCGGCGGCAGGTTGCCCTCGGCGGTCTTGGTGTAGGTCTTATGGCCGGTCTCCCTATGCGCCTCATCGACGCCGCGCAATTGCTCGGTCGACATTGCCGGCGTCTTCGACAGTCCAGGGAACATGTTTTCGTGCGGCTCAAATCGATTGCGGATGCGGTCCCATTCCATCCACTGCGACATGAACAGGCTGAGCCCGCTCTTGTCGGCTAGCTTCTGATTTTCCGCCAGCGCCCGCTTGTAGGCCTGCCCCATCTTGAACACGGTCTCGGGCTCGCGCACCCAGGTGGCGTTTGCCAGATGCTCGGGGAGTTTTGGATTGACCTCGCCGCCCTTGAGGCGGAATTTTGGCTCCGCAGCATTGCCGACATGATCGAGCAGCATCTCGCCGATGAAGCCGTCGGAACCGCTCTTGCTCATCAGGTCGCTCCAGCTCGTCGCCGGGTTGTCGGGGCTGCGCTTATTCCACAGCGCGACGCCCCGGTTCTGCCAGGCCGTGCGCTGCTCGGGATTTTCAAACAGACCGCCCCGCTTCTCCAGCTCGCGCGCCATGTGACGATCGATCGCCGAGATCGCGGCGTTGGCGGGATCCTGCCACACCGTGCCGAAGGATCCGGTCTTCATCGACAGACCCGGCAGCTGCGACGAGATGCGCTCCACCGCCTGGCCCCAGTCCTCGTCAGGCTTCTTGCGGAAAAATTCCGGGTTCTGCTTGAACAGCTGCGCCATCTCGCCGACGCGCGAATAGTCGGCCGAGCCGCGCACGCCGAGCCCACCCTTCTCGGCCGATGCCAGGCCATACCGCTTGGCGATGTTGTCGCTGACCTGGAGACGCTGCTGCGGTGTCGGCGTCTCGCCAGGCTTCCACGGGATCATCGAGGACAGATCATCGAGCATCTCCGGCGTGCGCAGCCTCAAGCGGGACGCCGCCACCTGGTTGGGGAATAGCGGGTTGTTCGGCGACGTCATGCCAAACACCAGGCCGTTCCAGACGTCGGCGTCGCTGAGATTTTCCGGCGTCATGGTGCGCCCGAGCTTCTGCTGCATCTGCGTGTGCAGGCTGCGATCGACTTCGGCCGGATTGATCGGGTTCGCCTTCATGTGCAGCAGATCGGCGTAGGTCCATTTGCCCTCGGTGCCACCAGGCAGCACAAACTCGCGACCGCCGGTGGTCTTGAAGGTTTGCGGCGGTGATAGCGGGCCGAGATTTGAGACGCCGTGATGTTCACCGAAGGCTTGCCAATCCTCTGGCGTAAAGTCGCGCGGTTCCTTGCCACCGAATGTCACCCGCTCATTGGCGAGCGGGTTTAGTTTGCCGGTGACGTCTGGCGGCGGCATGTTGTGACCGATGCCAGGCACCGCCTCGGCGAGCCGCTTGCCGATCGGCGCCGCCTCCTGCACCACTTTTTTCGCCACCTTCGCCGCCGGCTTGACACCAGGGATCATGCCGGCCGCCGCCGCCACGGTGCCACCGATATCGCCCTGGCTCTTGTAGTGCGCGGTGTCGGCCGCCGCGAGCGGCACCGAGAGCGGCGTCGCCTGCACCAAACCCATCAGCTTATTGGCGAGGTTGTTGGACGTGTAGGTGTCGGCGCCGGCAGCGTTGAGCAGATCCTGCAGCCCGTAAGTGATGCGCTCGCTCGGCGACGGCGGCGGCGATGGCTTCAATTCACCGACCGGCTGGTTGAGCTGGTCCCATTGCGGCGGCGCATCAGCTGGCGGCTGCGGCGGCAGCACCGTCGAGCGCGACAGATCCTCGGCCAGGCCAGGCATGACAGGCGCCGGCGGCGTTGCGCCAGGCAGCACATCGTCAGGCGGTCGCGGTCGCACCACGATGCGCGTCTTCGGCGGCGCGATGTCGGCGGCGAGAGCGGTGCCTAGATCATCATCGGCCATGACAGCACCTAACAGTTACGACAGATCGACGGCGGCGGTGGCGGGTACGGCGGCAACGGCTCGATTTGTGAGCTGCCCCCATCGAAAGGGAGTAGCGACATGAACGCCGGCCGCGCCGAGCAGCGCCAGGATAACCCATAGCACGATCAGCACCACGATCACCGTCATCAAGACCCGGATGATGGTCCGAAAGGGCTCGCCCAGCGGAATCAACGGCAGCAGCTGCTGGATCGCCCACCACACGACGCCCAGGATGACGAGAACGATGATGATCCCGATCAGTGTTCCAATGATGCCAGTCATCATGCGATCTCCTTTCGGTACGGGAAAGTCACCTCGACCACGTCGTCAGTCTCGATGCCGAGATCCGCCATCAGGCCAGGCGAGATGTCGGCGATGCGGTCAGTGTCCTGGTGCGGCCCCCAATCGGCCGGAAAGGCTGTCAGCGCGATGTCGGTCGCGAGCGCGCGAACCAGCGCCACCTCCTGCAGCAGCATCTCGCGCGGCGTCTCGTCGTAGTTCCAGCGACACGCGATATAATGGACGTCAGGATTAAGTCGCCGAGCCAGCCCGGTTGTGCCGGCGGGCTGGTAAGGCAGGAATAGATGCGGCGCCTCGTCGATCTGATAGATGAACGCAAGTTCCTCATCCGCCGACACGCCTTCATCATCGGGACCGCCAAACCATGATACCTTGCCGCTGATGCTGCTCATCGGATGCACTTCTCCAGGATGCCGTCGCGTCGCTCGATCGCGTTGCCGACCTCATGCAGCGTGAAAGCAAAGCCACCCAGCACTGCGATGTTGATGATCAGCAATGCCAAGACGAACGGCGTCGCCTTCATCGTGTCGATCACCTTGTCGGCGAGCTCGCGCATCTCAGATCCCCATCATGGGCATGTTGAAGCCGCCGCTTGGCCGCAGCGTGTAGGTGAACAGGCTTGAGCCAGTCCCGGCGGCGACGCCGCCACTGACATTGACGACGATGTCGACGACGCCAGCCGCATGGTTCGGCGTGACGCAGGTGATGGTGTTGGCGTTGACGACAGCGACGCTCGATGCGGCGACGCCGCCGAAGGTCACGCTGACGACGTTGACAAAGCCGGATCCGGAGATGGTGACGTTGGTGCCGCCAAGCGTGAAGCCAGTGTTTGGCGTGCAGCTGGAGACCACCGGCGAAGCCAGCGGAGTGTAGACGATGGTGATGAGACCTTGCGCGCCGTTGCCAGGCGCCATGCTGCCGAAGTCGTTGCTAAAGCTGCCGCCACCGCCGCCACCACCATATGCACCAGCGTTCATTCCCGGTGTTTGGTAAGTGCCGCCGCCGCCGCCGCCACCAGAACCGACACCGGCTTGATACTCATTGCCGGGAGAACCGGCCGATCCAAAGTTTTGCCCCGCGCCACCCCCGGCACCCCCGCCGCTGGGACCACCATTGCCGCCGCTGCCGCCGCCTATTGTCGACGCCCCGGCGCCGCCTGCACCATTGCCAAAGGGTCCGGCCGCGCCGCCGCCGCCGCCGCCATACCCGGCACCGAGAGAGTTGTTGCCATTGCCGGGACCGCCGGGACCGCCGCTATAGCCATACGAGCCGGCGCTGCCGCCGCCGGGTTGTCCACCGCCGCCAACAACGCCGACATTGCCGCCATTGGCGGCGCAGGCACCGGAATTGAAACTGGTCGCACCGCCCGCGCCGCCGGGACCGCCCCCGGCGCCGACCACATAGGACACCGTGGCGGGCAGCGCCGGCATATTGTTGTAGCGCGCGTAACCGCCGCCGCCCCCGCCATAGCTTCCTGGATAGCCCCCGGTATAGTTGCCACCGCCGCCACCGCCGATGACGTCAACCCAGTTGCTCGATGGATTCCATCCTGGCAGCGACGCATCGCGATTGAGCGATCCGCTTGAGGTCAGATAGACGGTGACGGTGAGAATGATCTCGGGATGCTTGCGCGTCGAGTTGCCGACGTAGGTGGTCAGCCGCTGCTCGCCAAACCTGACGGTCTCGAGTTTTTGCCACAGCCCGAGCACCAGCGCGCCGATCGCCAGCGTGCCGAGAAAAATCATTTTCAGTCGCTTGCCACGCAACCCCAGATAATCGTGCGGGTTGGTGATCACTCGCTTCATTGCAGCGCCTTTACGACATAGGTCGAGATGCCGTTGATGCGTCGGATCGAAATGATGAAGTAGCTGCCGACCGTCGTCGTCAGCACGTCGCCGACATTCGAGCCGACGGTGAAGCCTGCGAAGGTGATCGCGCCGGCGCCGGTGCCGTTGCTGACCAGGATGTCGACGGCGCAGTCGGTGGTCGGCGCGGTGATGGTGAGGGCGCCGTTGTTGGTGATCCACTGATAATTGCCGTTGAGCGGATTGACGGTGAAATTGCCGCCCGCCTGGTGATACGGCGTGACAGCGAAGCCGCCGGTGATGGTCTGGCCGCCGGTCTTCTGCAGGCAGTTGGCGACGCTGGCATTGAGCGCGGTGTCGCCGGCATCGACATAGCTCTTGGCAGCGGCGTCAGTGCCGGCGACCGGCGGTGCCACCAACGTGAGCTGCGCCGTCATGGCGTTGGATCCGTCGGCGTAGATCGGCGTCTTGCCGGCGACCGGCCCACCGAGCGTCGTCCATTTTTCGCCGTCCCAGGTGTAGGTCGGGATGCCACTGATCGGCGATGCCGGATATTTCTGGCCGGTTGACGGTGCGTTGGGAAAATCGAGGTGAGCCATCACATCCTCGCGTCCGCGATGAGATCGAAGTCACACCAGACACCCTGGGTGGTGGTGCCCCCCAGACCAATCTGGGAGCCGCCCTCAGGCCCAAAATAAGTGTTGGCCGGGTTGCCACCCGTCCCGAAGTACGCTCCCGTCTGTGCATTGCGCAGGTTGTTCTGCACGTTATTGCTCCAGATTTGCAAAGTTGGAGTAACCCGCATCGGCACCGTAAATCGGTAGGTGCCAAAGCAGATGGCTGTGGTGAACTGCGTGTAACCAGCCAGCGTGCCCAGACCGTTTGTGCTGGTTGGAGCAGAAGGATTGCTGCACCACCAGTAGCGTCGGCACAGCAACAGCTCCCGATCGAACGACCGCTTCAGCAGCACCGACTGCGCAGGCGTCGGCACAATCGTTCCCGGCAATAACGACACGCCGGTGACCTGGAAGATGTCGGTGGTGGCGGCGACACCGTTGGTGGTGCCGGTGGCGCCGATAAAGTTTCCAGCGGCCCACGCATTCGCAGGAGCAAGGAGGGCCGTTCCAGAAGCTATGCAGAAGAAGACATCCAAGCTGGGGAGGTTCGTGTTGCCAACCCACGTTCCCGAAACGTCGCCGGGAATTGTCACGGTCTTAAATTCCCAGACGTCAGCGACATTTTGGGTGAACGTAAACGGATAGGCCCTGTTGGCAGCGTGATTTCGGATCGAACCGGAGTAGGTTCCGATACGGTGGATTTTAGTCCAGAAGCCAAGCGTCACGCTCAACGCCGTCGCCATGCCAAACTGAAGGCGCGAGGTGCGGACACCTTCAATGTATTGGGTGATGAATGTACTCTCACCTGAAGCAAGTGAAGCCTCGGCTGTAGTGACAGTAATCTTAAGAGAGTTTGAGAAGCCGGGAGGAGCATCAGCGACTTGCTGGGCGCTGATAACCATCGATCCGTTTTTGCCGACAAAAAACCCGTCAACAGCATAGACGCCGCCTGCCGTCGCAGCGCCCCCATGTTCCTGGTCGACCTCCATGCCGCCATTGAGCAAAATGTTGTTGTAGGCTTCGGCATCGTAAGGCGCGGCGCCGATGTTGGTCAGTGCCTGCGCCTGCTGTGCGGCGGTGAGCGCCTGCGCCATGTCGTAGCGCACGTTGCCGGCAACCGTCGTCGCAGGCTTCCACACCAGGCCGTCCCAGATATAGCCCTGGTAGGTTTGGCCGACGGTCGGGGCATTTGGAAAATCGTATGCCATCACAACCTCGCATCGACGTTGAGGTTGCCGCCAGCGCCCTGATACACGATAGCGATGCGGCCTGCCGCCATCGCGCCCGTTGTTGTCTCAAATTCAAGCGTCTCTACCGTGCTGTAATTTGTGGCGATGGAAGTGACCGTCACTGCGTTGGCGCCATCATAAATCGGCAATGGTGAGGTCATCGCGAGGGCTGGCACTGCACGCATCAGGACAGGATGTCTGGCCGAGTTCCTGTTGGTGCCGTTCCCGGCGCCGTTAACAACGCCCTTCGTCGGCGGCACACCATTGTAGAAATAGCGGCGGCACAGCTGCAGCTCCTGATCGTAGGGCCGCGCGATGAACGGTGCGCGCGATGCAGACGGCAGCTCGATGCCGGGGAGAACGACGAGACCGGTGACCTGGAAGATGTCGGTGGTGGCGGCCACGCCGTTGATGGTGCCGGTCACTGCGGTGATGTCCCCCGGCCCCCATAGGTTAGCCGGGGCCTGGCAGTTCACGCCGGCCGCCATGGAGACAGTAAAAAACAGACCGGTGGTGTTGTTGACGGCCCACGTTCCGGTCAGGTCGCCGGGGATGGTGACGGTTTTATATTCCCACGTCAGCGACGAGTTGACCGTGAAGGTGAAGGGATAGGAGCGGTTGGCCGCGCTATTGCGGATCGACCCGGAATAGCTGCCGGGGCGGTTGGCCTTGGCCCAGAACCCGACGCTGACCGGCTGCGCAGACCCGGTGCCGAAGGCGAGCCGCGCGGTTCGATAGCCCTCGATGGGATGATAGAGTCGCGCATAAGACGTCGCCGCCATCGTTGTGTCGATGGTCGTCACGCTGACCTTGAGCGAATTGATATAACCAGGCGGGGCGTCCGCGACCTGCTGCGCCGTGAGAACGACAGGACCGGAACAGGCTACGGAATAGCCGTCGACAATGTATCTCGCTACACCGGTGATGCCACTAACCGCCGCCCCGCCATTCTCCTGGCTGATCTCGATCGATCCGTTCCACTGCATCCCGTTGTATGCGAGCGCATCGAACGGTGCGGCGTAGATGTTCGATCGCGCCTGCTGTTGCTGCGATGCCAGCAGCGACTGCACCGTGGCGTACAGCACCGCGTCGGCGCCGCCGCCGGCAATCGCCACGAATTGAGATGAGTTGCCGTCGTTGTAGTTGATGAAGAGCGTGCCTGAGTCACTCTCCCACCACAGCGTATTGTCGGGCGAGCCGGATGGCGGCGTGTCAGCCACCAGCACCGATGATTTGGAGGCGACCTTGTTGTCGACATACTGCTTGGTGGCGGATTGCAGATTGGCGGTTGGATCCGCTGCCAATGTCAGCGGGCCGAGCATGGTGTCGCCGGCGCGCTCGACGAACACGGTGAGATCCGGCTGCGGGCAGGCGATCACCCACTGCGTCGAGTTGCCGTCATTGTAGTTGATGAAAAGCAGACCGGTGTCCGACTCAAACCAAATCGTGTTGTCGGGCACGCCGGTCGGCGGCGTGTCGGATGCGATCACCGATGATTTCACCCGCACCTGGGCGTCGACATATTGCTTGGTCGAGGCCTCCAGCGGGTTGACGGGATCTCCATCCAGCACCAGCGCACCCAGCATGGTGTCGCCCGCCCGCTGCACATAGCGCACGTCGAGCGCGCCGGAGATCGCCAGCCAGTCGGGCGCGTTGAAGGCGCCGGGGCCGGTCGGGTTCTGCGCGCGATAGATCACGCCGGCATTCACCACCAGCTCGCCGACGGGATAGATCGCGCGGACGTCGAAATAGCGCACCGCGATCAGCGACAGCGGCGTGCCGATCGATCCTGACGCGGCGTCGCCGACCGCGATCTGGCGGTTGGCGGTGTTGACCGTGATCTCGCCAGGCTCGATCGGGCTCGGGAACGCGGTGGCGGGGTTAGAGGTGCGTCGATGACGGTACTGGGACGTCATGTCGTAATCCTTGGCTCAATCACTCATCAATCAGGGGGTTTTGGATCTCTCGCGTCACCGGCGATGTGCCAGGCGTCGGCGCGATGCCGTCGTAAGCCTGCTTTACGTTGGCGACGTTGACGTAGGACGCCGCCACGCCATGCAGGCCGATCAGCACATTGAGCGGCCCGTCATAGACGGTGCCTGGCGGCAGCGGTTTGACCGCCTGCGTGCCGGCCGCCGAAAGGCCAAGGTTCACATGCAGTGTTGCCTTGTCCTTCGGTGGCGCGTGGACCGGCCACATCAGGCCGCATCCTCTGGCTTCACGTTCGGGTTCGGCGGCGAGTCGGGCGGCTGGCCCATCGGATCCGGCTTTGCCTCCTCGGGCTTGCCGGGATGCAGCTCCTTGGCTTCGTCGGCCTTGTGTCCGACCTTGCGGTCTTCGTCGTCGTCTTCGTGCTTCTTGCCGGTCATTTTGGTCTTGCTCCTCTTCTTGGGTTTCACCACCACTGCAGTCTTCTTCGGCGCCACTCTGCGATGCGCAGCATGCGCTGTGCGCCGCTTACCTTTGGTCTTGCGCGCTTTCGGCATGTGGTCCTCTCCTCTTGCGATGGCCTGCTTCGCGGGCGGCCGGATCGGTGAACTCGAAATCGACGGACGCCGAATAGGCCGGCCCATTGCGCACCGCGACCTTGACGGTGTCGGGGTTCGCCCACAGCGACGGCTTGACGCCGGTGGTCAGCGTGCCGTCGGGCAACAAGGTGGTTGGCTCGTCGTAATTCGAGAACACGATGATCGAGTTCTCATCGAAGCCGGTCCCGTGCACGATCAGGTCGATATCGGTGGTGCCGATCTCGATGCTCGAAGGATCGAGCGAGGTGATGCTCGGCGCGGCGGCCTGCAGCTCGGCGAGGTTGTCGACGATCAGCGGATGTTCGTGCGTGCCCTTGACGCTGACGGATGCGCCGCCGGCAATCGCGAACACCTTTCCTGCGGGAACGTCGTAAGTCACAGCCATGGGATCCTCCTGTTTTCAAAATGTGCCGCCATCGATGACCTGTGGCGCGATCACCGCCGTCCAGGCGTTGTCCTGGCGGGCGTATTGCTGGCCGTCGGCGGGCGCGTCGGGATAGGCGCCGCCGGTGGCGCCCTGGATGCCCTGCGGTCCCTGGTCGCCCTGGTCGCCCTTCGGCCCCTGGACGCCTTGCGGTCCGGGGATGCCCTGCGCGCCAGGCGAACCTGGCGGCCCCACCGGTCCGATCGGTCCCTGCGGACCGACCACGCCTTGCGGTCCTTGCGGACCTGGCGGGCCGCCGCCGATGGTGAAATCGGTTTGGATCACCTTGCCGGCGCCGGAGGGTCCGAGCGCCTCGATCACCTCGCCGTCGGCCGGCTCGTCGGTCGGAATCCACAGCGCGAGGCGGGCGTTCTGGCTCATGAGGTCAGGACCGCATTGGAGAACCACACCACCCAGAACCGCGCGCCCGCGACCGGCGCCGTCTGCATCGTCAGCGTGGCGCCGGATCCGGAGTAGTCGACGGCGGGCTCCTGGACGATGCCGTCGATCGAGACCTGGAGCTGGGCGCCGTCGGTGATGTCGACCGGCGTCGGGCCGTTGACCGGGTGGGTGTACTTCATGGTGAAGGTCTTGGTGGTGCCGTCGGGCAGTGCCGGCGTCAGCTGCACCTTGAAGGCGTGGATGTTGCCGGGGACGAGATCGTCGGGCGCGACCAACAGATCCCACTGCACCGTGGAGTTCACCGTCGCCGGAACGGAAAGCGTCAAGGTCGAGGACGCGGCGTCGATCGCGTAGTCGATGGTCTCGACCAGGCGCACGCCGTTGAGGTGGACGTCGCTCGGCGAGTTGCCGACATCAGGCGTGGCGCCGTTGTAGTCGGCGCCGGAAAATGCGGTCTGCCCTGCGGTGGCGAGATAGACGAAGCGCGACACCGCGCCCGACGCCAGCACGTAGGGGCTCTTCCACTGCGTGCCGTCCCAGACATAGAGCTGATCAGTGGTGGTGTCGTAGTAGAACGATCCCGGCGTCAGCGGGTTCGGCACCGCAACGCCGGTGTCGGGGTTGGTCGCGCCTGGGAAGGGCGGGGTCGGCCAGCCGCCGAGATAATAAAATCCCCAGGGGCCGACCAGCTGCGCGGCGTAGATCGCCCACCACTTCGCCGACCACAGGCCGGCGACACCGCCATAGCCTTCGACCGGCTGGTAGTAGAGCCCGTGCGGAAATGGCGAATCGGCGATGTAGGCCGGCGCCTCGTCGGCACTAACCACCGGGCCGGCCAAAAATTCCGCCCATTGCAGCGCCTCGTCCTTGGCGGCGATGGCGTTGTCGGCCTGGGCCTGGGCGTAGTCGGCCCAATTTTCAGCCTCGGTGGCGTCGTCATCGACGGCGTCGGCCAGGTTGATGATGCGGGTGGTGTTCTTCTCGACCAGGTTGGAGGCGTTGGAGGTCGCGGAGAGAAATTGTGCGGAGCTGATCGCGGCGGCCTCGGCGTCCTGGGCGAACAAGGCGGCGGTGCGCTCGCTGGCGCGCACCACGGCAGCGCCCTGCTCGGCGCGGATGGCGGCGTCGTAGGTGTAGCGAATCACGTCGTCGCAAAAAGTCTGGCGCACGCTCGGCGCCAGCTGCTCGATCGCGACGATGGCGTTTTTCAATTTTCCGTCATCGCGCCGAATCTCGGCGAGGGCCAATTGCGTCGAATGAATGGCATCTATCAAGTTCTTGATTTGCGCATCGAGCCGATCGCCAGGCAGCGCCTCGCGCGGATGTCGCTTACTCCAGTCTGCAAAGGAAAATTCGCGGCTCGGCCGCACGATGGCTGGCATCGATGGCTGCAGTGCTTCGCGTCTTCAAGCCAGAAGCTAGGCTGGGCCTGCCGGGGCCGTTACGAGCGGAGATCGATTTATGCCACCGTTGACTCGCGCCGCGCCATTAAGATTAACTGCGCGAGGGGCGCGTGTGGGACTAAGAAGAAGGAACCAGAGATGGCAAAGGTGCCAGAGACGACAAATCGCATGAAATTTGGATTCGAGGTCGACGACCTCACGCAGGTGGGGGCCTTCATCACCCAGCTCACCTTGATGGGCGCCCAGCGCCTCACCTACGAGGTGATCACCGACGTCATCACCTACAAGAACAAGAACAAGCACGACGTCAACGCGGCGGACTTCATCGGCGCCTGGACCAAGGAGCATCCGACCTTCACCCAGAAGGAAGTGCTGCAGTATTTCAAGGACAGTGGCCGCAACGCCAGCGCGGCGTATTACGGCCTCAAGCAGCTGCTCGATCGCCGCATCGTCAAGAAGCTCGACGACAATGGCAACTACACCAGATCCGACGTCAGGCACATCGAGCCGCCGAAGAAGGTGAGCAAATCGGTCGGCCGATACGAGGTCGCGAACAGCGAGTTCATTCTGCGCTTCGCGCGGCGCAACCATGGCCGCTTCAACACCACCAAGCTGCGCGGGCTGTTTGAAGCGGACGGACGCACGCCCAGCGCCGTCAGCCCCGCGATCAATGACCTGATCGAAAAGAAGCTCGTCAAGCGCGTCGGCGAGGCCGGCAGCGGGCAATATGTGCTGCTGGTGAAGGCGGCGAAGCCGAAGAAGGCGGCGCCCCGCAAACGGGTCTTGGCGCCCCGCGTCGCACCGACCAATGGCAATGGCAACGGCCACGCGCAAGAGATCGCTGTGGAGGTGACCCATGGCTAAGGGCAATGGATCGATGTGGCTCCACAGGTCATTTAATTTTGTCGATAAGGATCCTGGCTGCGACGAGATGCGCACCCTCTACCAGAAGCAGAAAATCAGGGAGGTCGACCTGGCAGTTCTGGCCGGATGCTCGGTCAGCACGGTCAAGAACATGTTCGGCGGAAAAACCCGCCGGCCGCAGCACCTCACCTTCTGCAAGCTCGCCGGGGCCATGGGCAAGGAATACGCGCTCCGCGACAAGCGGGAGGTCGACTACAAGGCCGAGATCCCGGTGGCGCGGGAGCAGTACAAGGCGCACAAGGAACGCTTGCGCAAGCAGCGCGAGGCCGCCGAGAAGAGGACCAGAAAATGACGCTGCGCCAGATGATCATGCGCCAGATGATCGTCGACCGCACCCGCATCGGCGGCGTCGGCTCCTGGCCGCTCAACACCTACAGCCACCTGATCAACTGCGGCGTCACTTCGGAGGACGCCATCCAGGCGATGAACGCCTTCCTCGACGAGGTCATCGCATTGAGGCCCCATGCTCTCGAACGAAGCCCTGAACGCCCTCACTGAGCTCGACGCCGGCGCCAGGATGAACTGCCTGCACACCGTCGCCCGCGAGCTGATCGCGGCGGGGATGGCGTTCGACGGCTGGGGCTACCTGGAGATCACCGAATCGGGGCGGCGCCTGGCGCGCTCGGCGCTGCCCTATCGCAATTTTGCGATATCGGATCCCAACATCGCGAACATGGGCGATCGGAACGCGCCGCCGATCGTCCCGGAGGAGATCGTGACACCTAAACCGGAGATCGTGTCACGCCAGGAACCTGTCATGACATGGTCGCGCGAGCGGGCGGTGAAGGCCGCCGGCGTCGCCAATGGCCGGGTCGGCATCTGGGTCGACCAACGCTGGGTCGAGGCGTTCCTTCAGGCTTACGAGACGCATTCATAGGAGACTAATCATGGAGAACACAGAGACGTTGATCATCGGAGACATCCCTCGCCGCGAAAAAATCAAGGCGCCGAAAATTACCATCAACGGCACCACCCTCACCCGCACCCAGGCACTGACGGTGCGCTGCGCCCTCCTCGTTCTGGACACCGAGACCGATATCGACCTGATCGTCGAAAACGTCGCCGAGATTCTTGAGCTGATGCCGCCATGAGCAGCTGGCCACGGGAGCCAATAGATGCCGATGGGACCAGGCAAATACGACGAGCTCTGCACGATCGCGCGAGGCGAAGCCATGACCAAATGGCCGCAATACTATGTGTTGGTCGGCCAAGTGCCGTTCGCGGTCGACCTGGAGACCTGGGCGCGCAGCTGCGAGGACCGCTATGTGGAGCTGGACCGCACCGGGCGCGATCCATATTGCGTCGCGCGGACCGACATCAATTCGCGCTGCTTCGTCTCCACCGTGTTCCTGGGGCTCGACCACGGTTTCGGTCGCGGCGATCCGCTGCTGTTTGAAACCATGATCTTCGGCGGCCCGATCGAGGAGCAGTGGCGCTATGCCAGCTGGGCGCAGGCCGAGCGCGGCCATGCCAAACTGGTCGAGATGGCGAAGGAGGCCGTCGAGAAGGTTGCGTCGATCGCGGAATCGGTGGGAGTGAAGCCATGACCGACGAAGAATTTAGCCGACAGATCCACCTCCTCCTCGACGATTGCAAGGCCGCCGTGGCCGCCAATAACGTGGACGATCACGCCTTCTGCCTGTGGCAGATTTTCGAGCTGTCGCGCCGGCACAATGAGGGCAAAACACCCACCCCCCAACAGCTGAAGATGCTGGAAGACCTCCAGCGGGAGAAACCGATCCACCCCAGAGACTTCCAAATGCTGGTTGACGAACTCGATCGCAGATTCAAAGACAGGCGGAAGGGACAACCATAATGCCTAAATGGTTCAACACCGCCTGCATTGTGCTGTTCGCACTCAATGCCCTCGGCCTCATCATCACACTCGCATTCGCATTACGTTAAGGCCTGGCCATGACCATCTCCGACATCATCACTGTCCTGTTCTGCCTGACGATGATCGCCAACGTCGTCGCCCTGGTGCGGCACTGGCAGATGATGCGGGTGATGCAGATCGTGCTCAA